AAGGAGAAGGCAAATGCCGCTGATAGCATCAATGACCCCCAAGGCGCTCAAGGCCAACATTAAGGCAGAGATCGCTGCTGGCAAGCCACCTAAACAAGCGGTGGCTATTGGCTATTCAGTACAGCGAGAAGCCATAAAAGATGCGGGAAAGAAACCCACATCAAAAAAGAAAAAGTGATTTAATCACAAAGACTTACAGGTTAAATCAATGGCTGCACCACAAGGAAACCAGAACGCTGCTAAGGGCAGACTGTTCTACGACAAATTGCGCCTTGTTTTGACTACTGAGCCGCACCGACTCAGGGGGATTGCCGAGCAGTTGGTCAGGCAAGCCGAGGAGGGTGAACCTTGGGCGATTAAAGAGATCATCGATAGGATGGATGGCAAGGCAATACAGGCAACGACTATTGAGAACGCTGATGGAACGCCTTTGCTGGGTGGGATTCAAGTCACATTCATCAAGCCCGAATGACTGATGTACAAGATGCTATTGCAAAGGCAGAGTTCCCTGTCAAGTTGCAAGGGTTGTTTCAAAAATCCCGCTACAAGGTTCTTTATGGTGGGCGAGGCGGGGCAAAGTCTTGGGGGATAGCCAGGGCATTGCTTATTCTGGGGGCAAAGAACCCCATCCGCATCCTGTGTGCCCGAGAGTTCCAGACCAGCATCAGGGATTCGGTGCATAAGCTGCTGTGCGACCAGATTGAAAGCCTTGGACTGCTGGAGTTCTACGAAATCACCCAGGCTAGCATCAGGGGACGCAACGGCACAGAATTCAGCTTTATTGGCCTCAAGAACAATCCGACAAACATCAAATCTTATGAAGGCGTGGACATTTGCTGGGTGGAAGAAGCCCAGACTACCAGCCGTTTATCGTGGAACATCCTAATCCCAACCATCCGCAAGGGCGGTTCAGAGATATGGATTTCATTTAACCCTGAGTTGGAAACAGACGAGACTTACCAGCGGTTTGTGGCAAACCCCCCAAAGGACTGCATCACCATGCGGGTGAATTGGTCAGATAACCCTTGGTTTCCCGAAACCTTGCGTTTGGAAAAAGACTCGCTAAAGCAAAGGGACGAAGAAGCCTACAACCAAGTTTGGGAGGGTCTATGCCGCCAAACAGTGGATGGGGCAATCTTTGCCAAGGAAATGCAACAGGCCGAGAAGGATGGGCGCATCACCAAAGTGCCTTATGACGCAACCAAACCTGTCCATGCAGTGTTTGACCTGGGCTGGTCGGATAGCACCGCCATCTGGTTCTTGCAGTTTGTGGGCATGGAGACAAGGCTAATCCGATACATTGAGGACAGCCAGAAAACCATCAGCTATTACCTTGCCACGATGCAAACCTATGGTTATGTATACGATACCATTTGGTTGCCCCATGACGCTGAAAACAAGACCTTGGCAGCGTCTGGGCGGTCAATTGATGACATTGTGAGGGCGGCAGGGTACAAGACCAACATTCTGCCCAGAGTGCCGATTCTTGACTCCATCAATGCCGCCAGGACAATATTTCCTACCTGTTACTTTGACCGCGAACACACCGCCGATGGGTTGGCTTGCTTGCGCCATTACAGGTACGAGGTTGACCCAGACACGGGGCAATTCAGCAGAAACCCGTTGCATGACCATTATTCTCACGGGGCGGACGCATTCCGCTACATTGCGCTCATGATCAAAGAACCACCCAAACGCAAGAAGCAAATGGTTGCCACAGCGGGTTCATGGATGGGATAATTACCCAAAGGGGTTTATATGGCTTACCAAGACGAAGACAACGCAAAAGACAAGATTTCAGAGGCGATCAAGTTTTGGCGTTTGGTCAATGATTCGGACTCAACAAACCGAGCCGAAGCGCTAAACGACATTAAGTTTGCCGCTGGCGACCAATGGCCCGTGGAAATCCAAAACTCGCGCAATCTGGAAAGCCGCCCATGTCTTACGATCAACAAGATCGATGCGTACATTCGACAGGTGACCAACCAGCAGCGCCAGCAGCGCCCACGCATCAAGGTTCACCCCGTCAACAACCTTGCTGACTATAAGATTGCCCAGGTTATTGAGGGCATCACCCGTCACATTGAGGTCAATTCCAGCGCAGACAGCGCCTATGACACCGCATTTGACTATGCCGTGCGGATGGGTTGGGGTTACTGGCGCATAAATTACAAATATGTAAGGGAAGATTCATTCGATCAAGAAATCTACATTGATGCGATTGACAACCCTTTTACTGTCTATTTCGACCCCAACAGCATCAGGCCAGATGGTTCGGATGCCGAACGTTGTTTGATCACGACCGTATTGGACAAGAAGATATTTCGGGAAATGTATCCAGGTGCAAACGATGGGGCTAATTTCCAGCAAAGAAGCACAGGCGATGACACTGCCGCTTGGGTAACCAAAGAGGACATTCGGATTGCCGAATACTTCTGGATTGAGCGCGAGAGGGCCAAGCTGTATTTGCTAAGTGACGGCACTTCTTCATTTGGGGACAGCGCTGGATTCTTTGCTCGAGTAGAGGCCGCAGGGTTGACTGTGGTTGACGAGCGTGAATCATTCCGCAAGGCCGTTAAATGGGCCAAGATGACCGCATTAGAAGTGCTTGAGGAAAAGACCTGGGCGGGTAAATATATCCCCGTTGTGCCTTGTTATGGCGCACAAGTCATTGTGGATGACAAGCGCAAGAAATACGGGCTGGTTCGGTTTGCCAAAGACCCCCAGCGTATGTATAACTTCTGGCGCACCAGCATGACCGAGAGCATTGCCCTTGCACCTAAAGCCAAATGGGTAATGGCAGAGGGTCAAGATGAGGGGCATGAAAACGAATGGGCTATGGCTAACATTAAATCAATGCCTGTCCTGAGATACAAGCAAAAAGACATTGAAGGTGTACCAGCGCCAGCACCTGTAAGGTTGCAACCCGAGCCGCCACCTGTGGGCATTATGGAAGCTGCGGGGGCAATTTCTAATGATTTGCAGATGGTGCTAGGCGTTCTTGACCCCAACCAATTGCCAAGCGGGAATATCTCAGGCAAGGCATTGGCAGGGCAACAGAATCAGGTTGATTTGTCTAACTTCCACTTTTACGACAATTTAACCCGTTCCATTGCTCAAACTGGGCGCATCATTCTTGATCTAATTCCCAAGATTTACGATACCCAGCGGGTAATGCGAATTATTGGTTCGGATGGTCAGCCCGACATGACCACCATCAACGAGGCCAATGAAATTGGCGAGGTTTTGAACGATGTGACCGTTGGTGAATACGATGTGGTGATGGACACAGGCCCAGGATTTCAGACCAAGCGCCAACAAGCGGTTGAATCCATGATGCCTTTGCTGACGGGCAACTCTGAATTGTTCAATATTGCAGGGGATTTGGTATTTAGAAACATGGACTTCCCAGGCGCAGATGTCATTGCTGACCGCCTTGCCGCCATGAATCCGATGGCAAACATTGACGAGAAATCCGATATACCGCCCGAGGCCCAGATGCGTTTAGCACAGTCTGAGCAGATGATTCAGCAACTGCAACAGCAATTGCAAGCGGCTGGGTTGGAGATCAACAACAGGGCGCAAGTGGCCCAGATCAAAGAGGAAGGCGCAACCAAGCGCAAGCTGATGGAAGTGACCGCCAAGGCGCATAACACCGAAACAATGGCAGAGGTTCGGGTTAATGACCAAAATACCCGCAGCATCACCAGCCAGAACAAGACCGAAATTGATGCCCTGGTCAAAATCCTGTTGGCGAGAATGTCGCCTAATCAATTGATGGGCGAGATTGAGCGATTGAATGCCGAACAGGGCCAATATGCCCAGTTTGCCGCCCAGGATATTAGCCAAGGTGGTAGTCCATTTATTCAAGGAATGCCACAGTAATTGACATTGACATGATTTCGGGTAATATCGCCCCAAACCTTACCAGTTGGGTCAACTGGGTAAATTCTTGGAGTAATCCATGTCCGAAGTGCAAGAAGCACCAAAAGTTGCCGCTAGTGTGGTGACAAGTGAAAATTTAGCTGAGTTCAACGCCAAGAAGATGGGTTTAGCTGACAAAGCGCCTGTTGAGGCTGTGGTTGAGAAAACTCCCACAGAGCCGACAGAAACGCAAAGCCAGAGTGAGCCACTTGCCGAAGATGAAGCGACAGCAACAGAGGAAAGAAAACGCAATCCAAAACTGGAATTGAGGTTTGAAAAGATAACCAAGCAACGCGAAGAAGCAAGGCAAGAAGCCAAGCGGGAACGGGAAGCAAGGGAATCTTTAGAGGCCAAAGTTAGGGAATTGGAAGGTCGGGCAAAGCCGCAAGCAGAAACCCAACCAACTAGTGAACCCAAGCCAGAGAATTTTTCCGATATGTATGAATACGCCAAGGCGTTGACAGACTATCGAGTTGAACAAAGGATGGGCGAGGAAAAGCAGAAGGACGCACAGGCGAAACAGCAAGCCGAACGGGAAAAGGTCATTAGTGCCTGGACTGATCGGGTTAAAGCTGCTAAGTCTGAAATGCCTGATTTTGACGATATGGTTGGTTCTGCTGACGTTGTTGTGAGCAACGAAGTGCGGGATGCAATCTTTGAATCAGATGTAGGGCCACGAATTCTGTATCACCTTGCTGAGAATCCCGAGTTTGCAGAGAAACTCTCAGGCATGACGGTGGCATCGGCCTTACGAAGCATTGGAAAGCTAGAGGCACAGTTTGAAAAGACTGAGCCAACATCTAAGACTGTTGTTGGAAAAAGTAAAGCGCCAGCGCCGATTAACCCAATCAGATCGGCGGCAAACGGCAGAGATGTTCCCCTTACCAGCGATGGTAAATTTGAGGGTACATATCAAGCCTATAAAGCCGCACGAATGGCAGGGCGAATCCGCTAAATCCATCTTTTTTTAAGGAAATGAAATGAGCAACAATCTGCTTACCATCTCCATGATCACCAACGAAGCGTTGATGGTTTTGGAAAACGAGTTGACCTTTTCGAGCGAGGTTGACCGCAACTATGACGATCAATTTGCCGTTAGCGGCGCAAAAATTGGTAACACACTAAACGTTCGCCGTCCTGGTCGTTTTTTGGGCACGACTGGCCCAGCACTAAACGTTGAAGACTTTAACGAGACTTCAGTGCCTGTAACCTTGTCCACTCAATTCCACGTTGATACCCAATTCACCACGGTCGATTTGGCACTTTCGCTGGACGCATTTTCAGATCGAGTGCTCAAACCCGCGGTGGCAGCTATTGCCAACAAGGTGGACTTTGATGGTTTGACGATGGCAAAAAACAGCACCGCCAACATTGTTGGTACGGCTGGCACTCCCCCAACCTCTTTGCTCACCTACTTGACCGCTGGTGCGTATTTGGACGCTGAAGGTGCGCCCCGTGACGGTCGCCGTTCATGTATCGTTGAGCCTTTTACTGGCGCAACCATTGTGGACAGCTTGAAGGGTTTGTTTGTTCCCTCAGACATCATTTCTGCACAGTACGAAAAAGGCATGATGGGAAAAGACAGCGCGGGGCTTCGATGGAAAATGGATCAAAACGTGGTTAACCAAACGTTTGGCTCTTATTCCACCGCGACTCTGGCTTGCGATACCGCAACGGGAACTGGCTTTTTGTCAACTGGTTGGGCACAAACCTCCACCATTGCACTGACCGCCACCACCGCTACCGCTGGTTTGCAAGTTGGTGACGTTATCCAGATCGCCAACATTTACGCTGTCAACCCCCAAAACCGTAGCGCATACGGTTCTGGCAAGCTGCGTAACTTTGTTGTGACCGCTGCC